CTACCATTATCGCAGATCCCGAGTTCTGGAACGGGACTTTGCCATTTTCTTCAAAAACAAAATCACATCCATTGGGATTATTGAGACTGAAATTCACAGCACGTAGACCAAGATCGGGACTGTCACTGTGTGGCAAGATGTATCCACCGGGAGATAATCTCATAAAACGTACTCGATGATAAACATCATAGGGAAAATGATTTTTAAAAAAATCCACAGTAACGGGACAACGATCTTTTATTTCAGTCCAGGCATAAGGAACTTGATCATTGGTCAGTTCAGCATATTCCGGATAGACCTGATAATGATCTGTATGCTGGCTAGATATTCCGTGTATGGCTAGGCTGGCCCATCCCTCGCTGTCGTTACCTCGATGCTCAACAAAAAGACTGTCAAGATTCCTTGCTTCATCCAGCATGGTATTAAAAGGCGCCAAAATGGGCAACACCAGATAAGGTACGCCACTGCGATTCACGATCCAATCGGCATTGACATCGTTTGGAAGTGACTGTAAGTTTGGTGTTTTATGTGAATGTTTGGAGAAAAAATCTTCTAGTAATGATTGTTTCATTTAGATATTTATAGTAAAATATGCTATGTTTAAAAACAATGATTCTTTGTTTACTGTGAGTGAACTTAATAGTAGTATCACTGCGGCTGCCATCAACTCTACTGGGAAATTGTCTCTACAAGGAGATGGAGCGGACGTGGAAATCAATGGAAAGAGTCTCACGCTGATATTAGAGACACTGGAACGACATCTTGCTATAGTCCGCCCTAATTCCGAATTAGAAAAAGAATTCGGTGAACTCAAAGAGATCGGTGACATGTACAGAGCCAAAGAAAAAGAGTTGTTGGAAAAACGCCGTGTCTGGGAAACGCTGAAACGATGAAAAAAATCTATGTGAGTTGGAATGACGTACAACGACAAGTACAAGAGTTGATACGCCAGATGTGGGTAGACCGCTGGACTCCTGATTATGTGGTGGGCATCACCCGAGGCGGGCTAGTTCCGGCCAATCTGATCAGCCAATACCTTGGGTGTAGCATGGAAACGCTGAAGGTCAGTCTGCGCGATGGCGAAAGCCCAGAAAGCAATCTGTGGATGGCCGAAGACGCATTTGGTTATGTGTCGCAGGAAGAACAGACCTTGGCCGATTTTGATTATTCTATGCGAGCTAAAAACATCTTGATCGTAGATGACATCAATGATTCAGGTGCTACGTTGAATTGGATAAAGGAAGATTGGCCCAGTGGATGTTTGCCCAACCACCCACGTTGGTCCGAGGTCTGGGGGAAGAACGTGCGTGTGGCTGTACTCTACGACAATGGCAGCAGTGAGAACGAATTGGAAATATCATATGCTGCCGAACACATCAATAAATTCGAAGATCCTTGCTGGATCGTTTTTCCCTGGGAAGAATGGTGGAAACGCTGGAATCCCGAAGAGGAACATGTATAAATATCAATCAGCGGCCTTTTCGGCGTCATCCCGCTTTATAAACTCTGCCGCCTATGCTAAAATCTAACATAGGAGAATCATGATGGCAAATTTAAACGACAAAGAATTCCAAACTCGCTCATGGAATTCTACAAGACAATACAAATACGTCAGTACCAAAGAATATCACGATGCGTTCCCTTGCGCCTATCGTCAATGGAGAGCCGACAGTCATTGTAATCTAATACATGGTTATTCGTTTTCAATGAAATTTTATTTTGGTACTGATAATCTTGATGTGCGTAACTGGGCGGCCGACTACGGTGGACTCAAGGAACTCAAAGGCATCCTAGAAAGCCAGTTCGATCATACACTTCTGGTTGCGGAAGACGATCCCGAACTAGAAACCTACAAACTATTACAATCCAAGAACATGGCCAAACTCACTGTGCTGCCGAGACTAGGATGCGAAGGACTAGCAGACATGCTGTACAAGTATGTCAACGGTGTTTATATTCCCGACATGTGGGGACCTGCCGAAGCCGATCGTCTTTGGTGTTTCCGTGTAGAAGTTCGCGAAACACAAAGTAATATGGCTTTCCGTGAAGGCCATCGCGAGTGGAACGAGAAATTACTTGACTAATTCAGCCACCGTGTTGGAACAGCCATTGCGGGATGATCTCATGGTCCAGCAACAACTTCCGGCCAAGGTTCAACGTATTCGTGCCTGGCAACACATGGTGGCCGTGATCATGCTGAATCAGACCGGCCGAAAACCCGTGAAAACAATCCTACCCGTTTTCCTCGCACGATGGCCAAGGCCTTCAAAACTCATACAAGCCGATCCAAATGAAGTTCAAGATGTGATAAGACCACTGGGAATGGTAAATGTTCGCACCAAGCGTCTATTGAGAATGACTGTGGATTTCTTGACTTGGGATGGTGAAGATGCTACAATGTTATATGGTATTGGCAAATATGGCAGTGATAGTTATGAAATCTTTTTCAAACAAAACTACACCGTTGAGCCCACTGACAAAGAATTAAAAAGGTATTTAGAAGAGGAAGTATAATGGAAAAACTTTATCGTATTACTCCATTAGAAAAAAAATCAGTAGAATACTTTGTTGATGTATTTGAACGCTGTCCCGATGGGTCTATCCGCGGATTTGATGTCACGGAAATATGGCGTTGGGGACACGGCTTCCGAGAAGAAGACCATCCTGTCTACGCCGTAGACACCGATGTAGAACGCATGCACGGTGTTCACTGCCGTCCCGAAGTGGGTTGGGGTTGTGAACTTGACGATCTATGTGCTGTGTATGTGAACTTCTCAGATGGCTTTACCGACGAAGAGAAAGCGGAAATCGAAGCCATCCTCCGATGGGAAAAAGAAGATGAAGATGGTCGATGTGGCACTGCCTGGATCTACGATGGTGATCATAATTGGGAAATCGAAGATGATCATGTTCGTATTCTACCACCCTTACAGATTGATCTAGTAGATGCCAATGGGTACGGAGAATCTGCTATCATCAAAAAAGATATACAACCAGAAGAATAATCATGGAAAAAATCACTTACACAGAAATATTCTACAGCCTACAAGGTGAAGGACGTTGGGCCGGTGTGCCGTCAGTGTTCTTCCGCACTTACGGATGCAACTTCCGATGCCGCAAGTTTGGTCGGCCACGCGATGAAGTCATAGAAGGCCACAATCCCGAAGTCATTGAGATAATTGAGATGGTGAAGGCAGATCCCGAAAAATACAAAAAGTTTGAAGATCTGCCCTTGGTCACATCGGGCTGTGATACCTATGCCAGTATCTATCCCGAATTTAAACATTTCAACGAACAAGACGACGTTGATAGTATAGTTGATAAAATGCACGCCATCATACCCGGTGGTAGTTGGAACTCCAGTGGTTGGCAAAACGATGATGTACACCTCGTCATCACTGGCGGAGAACCCTTGCTTGGATATCAAAAACTATATCCGCAGATGTTAGAGCGTTGTCGTGCCAACGGTCTAAGAAATCTCACATTTGAAACCAATGGCACACAGGAACTCTATCCTGAAGTGAGAGATTATCTATTTGAAGAATTCACCCGGCATGGACGAGACTACGATCGATTAACGTTCAGTGTCAGCCCAAAACTACCTTGTTCAGGGGAAGCATGGGACAAGGCCATCAATGCCAAGATCATTAAAGATTATGAGATGGTAGGTATGACCTATGTCAAATTTGTGGTGGCCACTAGACAGGATGTAGAGGATGCTGAACGTGCTGTAGCCGAGTTCCGCGAAGCCGGCTTTGGCGGGCCAATTTATCTCATGCCCGTGGGCGGCGTGCCGCAGGTCTATAATCTCAATACACAGGAAGTGGCTAGATTGGCCATGGAGCGCGGCTGGCGTTATAGTCCTAGACTGCAGGTAGATATCTGGCGCAATGCCTGGGGCACATGATGTGGTTGCTGGAATCGGCCCTAGATCGTATCAATCGTATCATGCAAAATCACAAAAGTTTTAACGATCGTGCTGTATTCGAATATCGTGTTTCTGTGTTTCCGCGGAGATGTTATAACACAGGTAGTTGGATCTGGGGTCGGGCCGTGAGGGGTCGCCGAACCATCACTGGTCCAGGGGAACCTGTGATAGAAGACCGTTGGTATCACAGAAATGAAGCCTTGATCATGATGATAAAAAGGAATGCAAATGGGAATATTTGATCGACTCAAAAAGAAAAAAACTGAAACCAAAGCGGAAACGCCCAAGGCGGCTAAAAAGTCAGCCAAGGATATCGCTACAGAAAAAGGCGAACCTTATATTTCTGTTGTGCAAGTAGAACTAGATCCAGATAATATCGGCAATGGTGCTTTTGAACTAGACTGGAACGACAAGTTTATCACCAATCTCGTTCGTGCAGGATATCAACGCAAACCCAATGAAGAAGAATCTGTCATTGTTGATCGTTGGTTCCAAGATGTTTGTCGCAATGTTGTGCAAGAAAACTATGAACAGTGGGAGGCCAACTATGCCACCGCCCGCAGGTCAGATACCCAAGATCTCGGTGGCGGTAAAACTTCGGTTTCATGATCCTTTACATCAACGGCGACAGCAATGCCGCTGGAGCCGAAGCAGACAATCCTTGTGCGTTTGCCGAAGACGACAGTAGATATATCTCGTTGGGCCGACGGCCACATCCTGACAACGAAAAGGTTAGTTTTGGAGCCATCCTAGCCGAAAAAATAGGCTGGGAAAGATTTAATGATTCAGAATCGGCTGGAGGCAATGACCGTATTGTTCGTACCACGCTCGAATACCTAGAAAAACATCGTCCGGACGCTATCTTGATAGGATGGACGACCTGGGAAAGAGAGGAATGGTTCCACAACGGACAATGGTTACAAGTAAATTGTTCAGGAAAAGATTCTGTCCCAAATGAACTAAGAGACAAATATCGTAACTGGGTAATCACACAAAGTCAAAGATTAAATGATTGTGAAATAATGTGGCACGATCGCATCTGGGCGTTCCATCTCAAACTCAATGAACTCAAAATACCGCATCTGTTTTTTAACTGCTACAGTCATTTCCACTGGATAAGATCCAACGGTTTACCCAAATATGATTGGGGATCATCTTATATTTCTCCTTACGATAAATCTGGTACTTATTTTGGATGGTTATCTAACAATGGTTGTAGCCCAATATCCCCAGAATCGTACCATTTTGGAAAAGACGCCCATAAAAAATGGGCAGAATTTCTTCTCCCGCACTTGACACGTTTATCATAAACTGCTACTATTATCCTATGAGATATCTGATCGTAGACACTGCCAACACTTTCTTCCGCGCACGCCATGCGGCCCATAGACAGAGCGATACCTGGGATCGGTTGGGTTTCGCTGTGTATGTCACACTGGCCAGTGTGGCCAAAAGTTGGCGAGATCAAAACGCTGACCATGTAGTATTTTGCCTAGAGGGTCGTAGCTGGCGCAAGGACTTTTACGAACCTTACAAAAAGAATCGTTCTGTAGCTCGTGCCGCTCTCACTGAAAGCGAACAAGAAGAAGATCGCTTGTTTTGGGAAGCCTTTGATGAGCTCAAAACCTTCCTTTACGAAAAAACCAACTGCACAGTTCTACAACATCCAGAGCTTGAAGCTGATGATCTCATTGCTGGCTGGATACAAAGCCACCCTTTAGATCATCATACCATTGTCAGCAGTGACACAGATTTCCATCAATTGTTGGCCACCAATGTCAATCAGTACAACGGGATCGCCGACGAGTTGCATACCATCGAAGGCATCTTTGACAAAAAAGGTAAACCAGTTGTAGATAAAAAAACCAAGGAACCCAAACGCATTCCGGACCCACAATGGATCTTGTTTGAGAAATGCATGCGTGGTGACCCCACCGACAATGTTTTTTCGGCTTATCCCGGTGTTCGCACCAAGGGTTCAAAGAATAAGGTGGGTCTATTAGAAGCCTACGAGGATCGTGGCAAAAAAGGTTTCAACTGGAATAACCTTATGCTTCAACGATGGGTAGATCACAACGGAGAAGAGCATCGTGTGCTGGATGACTACGAGCGTAATCGTACACTAGTAGACCTCACTGCACAACCCGACATGGTCAAAGTCAAGATCGCCGAAACTATCGCAGAAAACTCTATCTCCAAAGAGGTTCCTCAAATTGGTACAAAGTTCTTGAAATTTTGTGGCAAATACGAACTGAACAGAATTTCTGACAATGTACAACAATATGTGGATTTTTTATCGGCAGGATATCAAACATGACCGAACGGCTGATTGCAACACAAGTGGTCAAAAACAAGTTCTGGGTAGTCGAGAAGGAAGGCAAGCCTGTGGCCACCATACAGGCCAAAGACGATGGTGGTTTCACCTTCGTCAAAGATCAGGATCGGCAATATTTTCCCAGCATGATCGCTATCAAGCGACAGTATAACATCAATCTGTCAAAAAAATCCAATGATACTAAAAAATCTAAGATCAAAGAAATATATGGGTTTCCATGCCGCCACGTTCCGCACAACGGAGTATTTAATCTGCAACGACAACTGCCTATTTACAGTCTCGACGAGAAAAGTAAAAGTTACTATTGTGCCGGCTACTATCTCATAAAACATGGAGATAACTGGATCAACGAGTTTAGTCCCAAACTGATAACCTTGAATCGTTATGGTTACCTAGGACCGTTTCACAGCCACGAGGAAATGAAGCAAGCACTAGAGGAACAAAAAAATGAACAATAATCCAGGGCTACACATAAAATCCTTCAACGATCGTGTCAAGGTCATGAATCAAACTGGGCAGAAAGACCTTAATATTTCAGCTGCTGATGCCAGGAATTTGCACGCAGACATTTTTGCTTTGTTGTCCCTCGTCAGCGAGCTAACTTCTCAACTTCAAGTAAAGGATGAGGATTCTCAGATCAATGTCGAGATGGACGGTGGTAAGTTTTAATCTACGCTGTTATTGAAGATAAATAAAAGACAAGAGAATCGAGAATGTCTAGACCAAAACCAACCGTGATCATCGAGCACGTCAACAAATCATCCTACAAGAGCGATCAAGTACTCAGTAGCGAGGGCATCTGGGCGGTATTTTTTGACGGGAAACCGATCAACCTCAAGACACATAATATCTTGGTTTCTTATCCTGGACCCAAGTACAAGAAAGTTAGTTTCTCCAATCCCGGTCATGCCATCAATTTGGCCAAGAAACTCAACACCCTGTTCAAGACCGACAAGTTCACAGTAGTCTTGCTCAAAGCCGGTGACCAAATCTACCCCTAAGCGTTTTACTCAGCCTCAATTAACTAAAATTTTTTGGGAGATGTCGGGTTCTCGAGGATCCCAACGAGATCTACGCTTGCGTGTTTGGAGCAATCCCACTGACTCCAACAGCCTCAGCCTTACCATGGAAGGTTATACATTCCTGGCCAAGACTTTGGGACTCAGACACTACACCTACGAGCTCACCGAGCCTCTCAGCAACGGCAACATCCTGCAATTGGAACGACACTTTCCCAGTGTGTATTTCCTGTTTGGTAAACGTAAAAAAATCTTGGTATTTGAGGAAAAAGAAGCTACCATGCTGGGTCTTTATGGCGGCAACTTAAAACAGTACTTGGATAATCTTAGCCAATAAAAAACGGACCCTGAGGTCCGTTTTTGCCTACCCTGATATGTTTTATTGTTTCATCTACCAATTACTTGGTAGTGGCTTTCTTGGCCGCGGGTTTTTTAGTCGCGACTTTTTTGACGATTGCACGAGTCTTTGCACCAGCCTTGGCCACTGTTTTCTTGGCAGCGGTTTTGGCCTTGACAGCAACGACTTTGACGTCTTCGACATCGACTTTACCGTCTTTGTTGACATCAGCCGCTGACTTGACTTCGTCAAGAGTCACTTTACCGTCTTTGTTGGCATCGAACCCGCGGATTACTAAAAAAGCGATACCGGCGATGACTGCTATGATGATGATAATTTCCATTTTGAAAAATCTCCTAATCGATTAGTGTAGTATTTACTGGTACGCAAACATCAGTAAAAAATTTTTTGGCCAAACTGATCTATAAAGTGGGTATATTATATGTTGCAATGCAATATAAATAATGTTACAATCAATGAATGCAGTACACCGAGATGCCGCATGGTGCGGGTCAAGGTATCTAAACTCGCTTAACTCAAGGAGAAAGCAAAATGTTTTACACATCACCAGATTTTTACATCGACACATTCCAAAACAGCAAGAAGCAGATCGTTGGCTTATTTGTTCAACACGACGGCATCAAAGAAGCCCTCAACAGTTTCATCGACGGACAGACAGCCTATACCAAGAGTGCAGTCAAGGTTGCCACAGAAGTCGGTACTCGTTTCACCGAAGAGAGCGTTAAAGCAGTCAACGAAGTCGCTCATTTTGATCTAGCTAAATTCTTTAGAATGCCTGTTTCCGCTTCCAAAAAATCTGCTAAAACAGACTACGCTGAATAATCTTAGATTTTCAAGCAACAAAAAAGCCCGCTTAAAGCGGGCTTTTTTTTGATCTCATTTGCTGATTAAGCATTTTTGATCTTTGCAACAAGACCATCAGAGAAGATGTCAGCCAATGTGTCATACACAACGGCTGTTCTTTCTTTGAACAGGTCTAATTCACTCTGTGGTAAATCCACAACTTCAACACCGTCTTGAGCCAAGCGTGCCTGGTTCTTCTTGATGTCTGCAAGTGCTTCTTTACGCTCTTCCAATGCAGCCTCATGAGCGGCTTCAAGCATGAACTGTTGCAGTTCAGCGTCAAAGCTGTTCCAGATATCCTTGTTGATAAGGATGGTTGTTAAAAACAAACTATGCTCAGTATTAATGACTGCCTTGGCAGTTTTATAAGGAGCTACAGTTTGCTCTGTGCCATAAAGACGTGGGTAAGTTGACTCGCCAGCAACAATGCGGCCGTCGCCGATTGCCTCGCCGAGTTCTTCGATCAAGATGCCATCAACTGCTTCGCAGCCCAGGGCCTTGAATGTTTCCTTGGAAACTTGGCTTCCAACACGAACTCTCTCGCCCAACAACTGGTCAATGCTGGTGATCTTCTTGCTGGCAGGCAATACACGGAAACCACCCGAGTATGTAAAAGCCAATGAGGCCATATTTGTTTTGGCTTCGAGGCCATCACGCAGGCTCTTGCCAATTTCGCCGTCGAGCACACGGGCAACATGCTCGTGATCGCGGAAAATGTAAGGCATGTCAATCGCGAGTAAATCATTGTCGTACATGGAGCCCAATGTTGTTGTGTACATCTGGCTCATTTCAAGTTCGCCGTTTTGGAGATGCTTGATGAGATCGTAACGATATTGTGTATCGACTTTGTCCATGCCATGGTATTTTTGGCCATATTCTTCGGCTGTCATGATCTCGATGCTGATAGCACCATTGGTCTTGACGCCGATGGATTTAGCAAACTTTTCCGCGGCACGGATAAAGATCTCGATTGGCTCGTGGGCTAGTACCCAACGAAGAGTTCTTTTTTCCATTTATTTTCTCCTGGAGTTTTTGAGCTAACGGTCACGTTAGACCAGATGTTTTGCCGGCAATTTGGTCAGTCGTCCCGTGCTGAAGTATTTATGATCTAATACTATGATATAGCAAACTGGGGGTATTTTATGGTTGACCAAAAATTCTGTTTTAGATAAAATATAGGTATATTATCATTGAAGGAAACGCCATGTATGCTATAGGTTATTTTGGAACTTGGGCTGTGATACTGGGATCTCTCTTTTATTTTTTCCCCAACGCGGTGACCGCTGTTGTGGGCTTTATATTTGGGCTGGCAGTGGTTTGTGTGACATCAGCCTGGAAATTCCTGGCCATGTTCGCTACCATGCTCAATTGATAAGTGTTGCAAAAAAACAACACCTAAAAATGGGGTTTTTTGGGGCGGTTGACCGAAAATGCCCATTTTCGTATAATATATGGTATAGTAATTAAAAAGGAGCAGACATGAAAAACCTCAAAGCATTCGTAGATCTTGAAAACCGGTACAGCGCCATCTTTGGTGCCCGACCTTTGGATCTAGCCAACGCCGCAGATCGCCAGAAAATCGCCAACAAGATCGACAGCCAACTCAGTCCAGAAAATCTCTCCTGCGATGGCGAGATCAGCCAGGCCGAAGCCAATCGTAGATATCGCAATCTCTGTCGCTGTGCCGAAGAACTCTTGGCCCTTGACCCTGCTGTCAAGTTCTACGAATACTGTTAATGGAAATCCCCGAGCCACTAGGTTCTGCCACTCGCTTGGATACTTCGCCGGGGATCTTTCTAGCAAGAATGCAGTGGTTGACCTGAAATCCCTGATATTTTACAATAACTATACCCTGAAGCAATAACCTTTAAAAGGAGTCCGTGATGAGTGTAAGCGAAAATCGTACTGTAACCCCCAGCGAAGCCCGGAGCCGTGTGCTACGGTGCTTTAAAAAGAAACGCCCAGTCTTTCTCTGGGGTCCTCCCGGAATCGGCAAAAGCGAATTGATCTCTGACTTGGCCACCGAAATGGGCGGCTATATGATCGACCTTCGTTTGGGTCAAATGGAGCCCACCGACATCCGTGGTATCCCATTCTTTAATAAAGAGACCGGCCTTATGGACTGGGCTCCTCCCATCGATTTGCCTACTACAGAGATGGCTCAACAATATCCCATCGTGGTGTTGTTCCTGGATGAAATGAATCAGGCTGTGCCTGCTGTACAAGGTGCCGCATTCCAACTCATTCTTAACCGTCGAGTAGGCAAGTATATACTACCTGACAATGTCGTGTTGGTTGCCGCTGGTAATCGTGAAAGCGACAAGGGCATCTCATATCGTATGCCCACTCCGCTGGCCAATCGTTTCGTCCACATTGAAGTTCGATCTGACTTTGATTCGTGGCAACAATGGGCTGTCAACAAAAAGATCCATAAAGACGTGGTGGGCTACCTCAGCTTCGCCAAACAAGACCTCATGGATTTTGATCCGCGCTCGGCCAGCCGCAGTTTCGCTACGCCACGTTCTTGGAGCTTTGTCTCGGACTTCTTGGATGATGACGAAACCACTGATGCTGAGCTCACTGATTTGATCGCCGGTACTGTGGGCGAAGGGTTGGCTGTGAAATTTATGGCTCACCGCAAAGTATCAAGCCAGATGCCCAATCCCGAACAAGTCTTGGCTGGTAAAGTCAAAGAACTCAAAGTCAAAGAGGTCAGTGCCATGTACTCGCTGACTGTTTCCATGTGCTATGAATTACAGGAACAGCATAAGAAACTCAGCAATAGCAAGATTAGTGAGTGGCATGCCCAGGCCGATAACTTCCTGCGATTCATGATGGATAATTTCACTACCGAACTGGTGGTCATGGGTGCTCGAGTGGCTCTTACCACCTACAATCTACCCATGGTTCCTGGCAAGATGAAATCCTTTGATGAGTTCCATCAACGGTTTGGCAAGTATATCATTGCCGCGAGCGGTAAGTAAAGTCTAGCCGTCACGGGCTCGGGGGCCGCGCATCAGGGCGCATAAGTCCCCCGTTTTTTGCTCGATTGACCGATAATTCCCGTTCTTGTATAATATAAAATATACAGTAAGGAGCATCCAATGTCTGACAATACCCTAGCAGAAAGATCTAAAACTCAAACTACCACTAACGCTCGAGTAGATGCCGAGGCACGTGAAAAGTTGGTAACTGCACGAGTCGGTCTCCTTCTCCGTAGTCCTTTTTTTGGCAACCTGGCCACCCGCATGACACTGGTCAATGCCGACGACTGGTGTCCCACCGCCGCCACGGACGGTCGTCGCTTCTATTACAATTCTGAGTTCATCAAGAGTCTCCCGCTCAAGCAGACTGAGTTCTTGTTTGGCCACGAAGTCTTACATGCTGTCTATGACCACATGGGGCGGCGTGGCAGTCGTGATCCAAAAATTTGGAACATCGCTGATGATTATTGTGTCAATGCTGACTTGCTGGAACAGCGTGTAGGCGAGCGTATCACTGTAGTTCCTATACTCTACGACAGTAAATATCGCGGCATGAGTGCCGAAGAAGTCTACGATGATTTGATGACCAATGCCGATAAAATCAACATCGAAGATCTAGCTCAACAGATATTAGACGAACATCTTGGTGATGACGGAGAAGGTAACGGTAACGGTGACAAAGATGGTCAGGGCAAACGCCCGCGTCTTACCGATGCTGAAAAGAAAGAAATCAAAGACGAGATTAAGCAGGCAGTACTACAAGCCGCACAGGCCTGTGGTGCCGGCAATGTACCCAGTGGCGTCAAACGATTAATCAAAGACCTCACTGCTCCTGTGATTGGATGGAAAGAATTGCTGGAGCAACAGATCATCTCTACTATCAAATCAGACTTTACCTTTGCTCGGCCCAGTCGCAAAGGTTGGCATCATGATGCTATCCTACCCGGTATGAAGCCCGGTGAGACTATTGATGTCTGTGTAGCAGTGGACACATCTGGTTCCATCGGCAGTGAAGATATCCGCGCATTCCTGACGGAAATCAAAGGCATCATGGATAGTTACGACGAGTACCGCATCCATGTATGGAGTTTTGACACCGAAGTCTATAATCCACAAATGTTTACTTCCGATAATCTGGAAGATATCATGAACTACGAGCCCCAGGGTGGCGGTGGCACAGACTTTGAAGCCAATTGGGCTTTCATGAAAGAACAAGGTATCGAGCCCAAAAAGTTCATCATGTTCACAGATGGTTACCCGTTTGGATCATGGGGTGACGAGTTGTACTGTGACACCGTTTGGATCATCAAAGGTAATCCCGGATGTGAACCGCCCTTTGGTATTTGGGCTCACTACGAAGAGGCATCGAAAAAATGAAGATCAAATCATTGGTTTTAACACTGGGCCTTGTTGTATCACTTTCAGCTCAAGCCAATTATGGTCGTGAAGCCACCATTGGTGAAGATTTAAAATTTTCTAGTTCTATAGTTCCGTTTGAATCATCGTCGTCGATCCGTAACGCTGTTTTCTTGCCTTCAAAAAAGTCTCGCGATCCGGGACCCGGATTAGTTTTGTTACCGGCTTGTTCAGGAATACATGCTAGAAGTGAAGGCGATTTAAAAACCTGGATTAAAGTATTTGTCGATGCCGGATATACTGTGTTAGTAGTTGACCACTACCAGCCCAGGAACGCCGGAAAAAATTGCTCGGGTTCTCGTAATCGCACTGTAGCCGAAGGTAGGATGGTCAAGGATCTCTACGATGCCGTTGAACATCTTAGCAAAATTCCCGGTGTGGACAAAAACAGAATCTTTACGTTTGGTTTCAGCTTGGGCACTATGGTGGGCGGGTTGGCCGCGAGCCAGGATGTCTATAAACAAGTGGCATCCGGCCGATTGCGGCCCAGGGCAGTAGGTGGGTTATACGGAGGCTGTGATTTTGGGAGAGGTGGTAACTATTTGTTCAACGACACCGATATTCCAGTGATCTGGCTCATGGGTGACAACGACCCCGAAACACCAGCCGATCGATGCGTCTCTACTTTGAAGAATATTGAAAAGAAAGTCAAAGTTGACTGGCATGTTTATCCTGGAGCAACACATTGTTGGGACTGCAAAGGACTAGATGGATTTTCAAAAGTAGCTGCCAATGGAAACTCGGTCACCTATCGCTACGATGATCAAATAACCAAAGATTCGATACGACGTAGCCTAGACTTTTTCAACTCTTTCAAGTAAACTAAATCTATGACCACTCCACAGCCCGTGTTAGACGAAAAAGCCGTCCAAGAGATTGCTGACAAACTTGACGGAATTCAACTTCCGGTGCCCCAATACAAGAACGATCCCAAGGATCTAGAGTCTGCAATACAGCGCATTATGGCGGTGGAAACAGCACTCGAAGATCTTGCCCGAGCAGTGGAAATCGCAACAATCTCTCGACAGTTTGACTTAGTAGAAGGTTTTAGGTCGAGGGCCGACGAATTATTAGTGGACAAGATAATCATCGAGCAACCAACCAACAGTGAATTCAAATTGACTATCATCAACGATGGCTCTGATAGACCGTGAAGTGAATCCCCTTGAGGTGCTTGGAATGCGGAGGATAAATCATTGTCCTCCGCATTTTTTTCCTGTATCGTTTGAACTCAGAGTCAACGAAAAGGAGATATTGGATTGGATTTACACCAATTCCAGCAGTAGATTTTATTTTGGTGACATGTATCATTATGACTCCAACGAAAAAATTGGTTTCTCTAAAGTAGCGGCATTTGAGTCTCCCGGGGAAGCCAGTTTTTTTGCTCTTGTACTAGATGCCATTAACATCAGCAAGCACAACTAGTAGTTTAGAAAAATTGCCTTGGTCTTCTACAGGCATTAAATATCTGTATACTTTATCCGCTGGAGAAATCAATGCAAGAAAATGCTCAATCTCAAGGACCAAGTCTTGGTGTACAAGATCTACTCTTGATGTATCAAATCATCCAAGTCGTATCTCAACGAGGTGCGATAAGGGCAGATGAAATGGCCAATGTTGGCGGATTACACGATCGCTTGAAAGCTTTTTTAGAAGCATCGGGTGTGGTAAAAACCCAGCCAATTGATAATCAAACCCAGCCTGAATCAACGCCTTCAGTTGAAGATCAAATATCCAAGGAGAAATCAAATGTTAAAACACGTAGGAAAACACAATAACCAAAAGGTTGTTATAGTCTTTAGGCAACTGCCTGGAGAGGATGATCAAGCTCTGATCGCCTATCCCAATTCTTTGCCGTCGTTGTTGCACGACGAAATGATGAAATGCCTGGAAAGCGAAGCGGGGCAAGCCAGCAACGAGTTCAATGAAGTGCTATTCCGTACATTGATGGCAGACGGCAATAGTATTTTGTCTAGCCTGCATGTGGGGGGATTTTTAACACGGGTAAAAACCAACTCTGTTACAGTAACACCTACTACGAATTCCAATGAAGACATCAAACTAGACAACCTCAACACTTTAATAAAACAGATCAAATCCGGTGAGCCAATGGGTAGAGATCTCGGAGATCCGGTAATACCACAAGCCGATCAAAATCAGGTTTTAGATGATTCAGATCTTGCCAAGCAAAGATTAGATCAAGCCACTAAGATGAAACTCGAAGCAAAGAGACTCATTGCTGAAGCAGAAAGACTTGAGAAAGAGGCGAATTCGTTTGCTCCCAAAAATGCCATCAAAACCAAAAAAACAACGAAAAAACAAACAGTCGCGTCTTAACATTACACGCAAACAGATCTGGGAGCGTATAATCAAGGACGTAGAGAAGCAAGAGGTACCATTGCATTGCATCGATGTCATTAATATCAACTTGTCCGATGGCACAGAGATAACGCTCGACATTGAGCAACTGATCTCTGAAGGCAACGAGCCCGAGTTCCTAGAAAGAATTATCAACCAAAAACTCGAAGCATTGGAAGACATCATCGAAGATGTTGACTTCATGATCAGTGTCGAAAAGGTCGCCAAGACCGTACAACCAGTCACTGATCGAATATTAAAAAACCTTTAATTAAATGATTAACGCTATATTCGCTACCGATATAAACGGAGCCATGGGCAACGACGGTACTTTGCCCTGGCCACACAACAAACACGATATGAAAAGATTCCAGGATCTCACCATGGGACATGTGGTAGTCATGGGAAGGAAAACCTGGAATGATCCTAAATTTCCAAAACCCTTGCCGGGACGTATCTGTTACGTATTAACCAATCGCCCAAACAATCTTCCTATATATGGTAGACCAGTTGGTGGGGAGATCACCTCAGTGCTGTCAACAATACAACGATCTCACCCCGATCAGAACATATTTGTTCTAGGTGGACCCGATGTGCTAATGGCTGTGCAACCCTATCTAGATTATGCGTATCTTACCACAATCAAGGGGCAATACAGAGCTGATGTAAGAATACAGATCAAGGAATTTTTATCAGGATTCCAAATCAAGCGTTGTGATACCAGTCCCGATTTTTCTTGTAATTTCTTAAAATATGAAAACATATTTAAACGCTCTCTCACAAGTACTGAATAACGGCGAAGTCAGGAATGACCGTACCGGCGTTGGTACAATTGGCCTATTTGGTCTACAACAACGATATAATTTAGCAGAAAATTTCCCCGCAGTAACTACAAAAAAACTAGCATGGAAAAGCATGCTGGGAGAACTGCTATGGATGATCGAAGGATCAGGCAACGAACGTCGACTGGCAGAAATCACTCACGGTACCAGTGACGGTACGGTCACTATCTGGACCTCCAATGCTCTAGCACCATATTGGCAACCACACGCCAAACATGAAGGAGACTTGGGAAGAGTGTATGGTGTACAATGGCGGCATTGGAACAAAGATACAGTAAGAAAAGACATGGGATCTGCACATCTTGGAGGAACTCGGTTGGCAGTTGACCGCACTGAGGTAGATCAACTTGCTAATTTAATCGAAGGTATCAAGACCGACCCTTTTGGTCGCAGGCATATCATCACTGCCTGGAATCCCGGAGAACTAGATCAGATGGCGCTGCCTCCTTGCCATATGTTTGCACAGTTTTATGTCAGCAAAGATAGAAAATTGTCTTGTCAGATGTATCAGAGAAGTTGTGATATGTTTCTAGGTGTACCCTTTAACATCGCGAGTTACAGTGTGTTTACTCACATGATCGCTCAAGTGTGTGATCTGGATGTAGGGGAATTGGTTCACGTTCTCGGTGACGCACACATATATCTAGACCATGTTGAGCAGGTAAAAGAGCAGTTGGCACGTGAACCCAGGCCTGCACCACAGCTTTGGATCAACCCCGATATCAAAAGCATTGACAGGTTCACCATGGAGGATGTAAAGTTAGTGGACTATCAAAGTCATGATACAATAAAAGCAAGGATGGCAGTATGAAGATATTGGTAACAGGGGGATTGGGACTCATTGGACACAATGTGGTGGCCAGGCTGGAGTGCCAAAATCATGAGATTTACATCACTGACATCCGTACCAACTATGGACTCGTGCCGCAGGCTGAACTCGACTATCTCATCGACGAGCGCAAGAAAAAGATCACCACTGATCGCATACATCGCATCGACATCTCCGATGCTGGTGGCATTGACTGGTTGATGCGCTACTACCAACCCGAGATGGTCATACACTTGGCCAGTTTTCCCCGACAGAAAGTGGTCAACGTCAATCCACAGATGGGATCGCGTGCCATGAGCGAAGGCCTGCTAAATCTCTTGGAGAACTCTGTCAAGCACGGAGTTAAAAAATTCGTTTATATTTCCAGTAGTATGGTCTATGGTGACTTCAAAGATGATGTCACTGAGAATTCCCCATGCCAGCCACAGGGACAATATGGCATCATGAAACTGGCCGGTGAATGGTTGGTCAGGGACTACACACGCCGACACGGTCTAGCACACACCATCATACGTCCCAGTGCTGTTTACGGACCGTTGGATGTGGAAGATCGTGTCATTTCCAAGTTCATATTGACTGCCATGCGTGGTGGAACGCTCAAAGTTAATGGTGCCACAGAGACCTTGGACTTTACCTATGTGGACGATGCTGCCGATGGTATCGTAGCTGCCGGTCTCAGTGAGCAGGCCAACAATAAGACCTATAACATCACCAAGAGCCATTCTTGGAGTCTGCTGGAGGCGGCCAATCTAGCAGTGCGCATAGTAGGTCAAGGTACCGTTGAAGTACGTGACAAAGATGCAGATTTTCCTAGCAGAGGTGCGCTTAATATCGACGCGGCACGCAGAGATTTTAGCTACGATCCACAAGTAGACATCGAAGAAGGATTCCAGAAATATTATGAATGGCTGACTACCTCGGAATATTGGAATATTAAACGATGACAGTGTTGGTCAACGGATGTAGTTTTACCGAAGGTCTCTCTCTGCAAAGTACAGAACTGGCGTGGCCGGGACAACTAGGAAAATTACTAAATCAACCAGTGGTAAATTTAGCGCTCGGCGGAGCCAGCAATTCTCGTATCAACAGAACTACAATAGAATATCTTTCTATTAATCCAACACCAGAATTAGTAATCATCGGCTGGACTGCAATAGATCGCGACGAACTAAGCTATTCACAAGGACAATATCTGCGACTTACTAGCAATGATTGTTTAGTCGATAACAAAAACGAATTGCCCAACGATCTCGGTCACATACATAAATTTTGGGCAACTGAGCTTCACAATGAATACATTAATTTCCGAGATTGGATTTATCTGATACTACATCTTCAAGATTATTTTAAAGAAAAAGATATAAAATTTCTATTTTTTCTTGCACTCGGAAATAACTATATTAAAGAATTTGTTAACGAATCCACCACAGCATTATACCTTGCCAACAAATCCCAACAACGAAGAGATCAAAATTATAATCTTCCATGCAGAAAAACTAGCCAGTACAAAGAACTTTATACATTGGTGAATAAAATAGATTTATCAAATTGGGTTTTTGGTAACAACAATACCATGCTAGAATATCTCAACAAAAAAAAATTTTCTTTAGATCACACAAATCATTTTAAAGAAGATGGACATCGACATTGGGCCAAAATAATTTACGACAATTTACTATGACTGGCTCAAAAATTCCGTTTACTGGTCTCCAAAGACAGTATAACAACCTCCGCGACGAACTCTTGGATGCTGCCGATCGAGTCTGGAGATCTGGCCAGGTTCTAGATGGCCCTTGTACTGAAAAATTTGAACGAGCCATAGCCCTGCGCTGTGAGCGTCGTTTCGCTATATCTGTGAACTCCTGTACACAGGCCTTGATATTCGCGCAACAAGCCCTGGGTTTAAATCAAACGCGGATCTTGATACCAACTGTCAGTTTCGTGGCCACGCTCAATTCAGTGTTTTTGGCCGACAATGAGCCGAGATTCTGTGATATCGATGATCGTGCCTTGATGGATTTTGAAAGCCTGGATTATGCCCTCAAAGGT